ACCTCCCAGGCGGCCTACCTCAACGGGCAGGGCATTGTCACAGCCCTGAACTTCATTGGTGGCTGGAAGTCCTGGGGCAACCGTACCACGGCTTACCCGTCTAATACGGATGTGAAGGATAACTTTATCCCCATTCGCCGCATGTTCAACTGGATTGGCAATACCTTGATTACAACCTTCTGGAGTAAGATTGACGATCCTACGAACAAGCGCCTCATTGCCACCATCGTGGACAGCGCCAACATCTGGCTGAATGGCCTTACAGCAAAGGGAGCCCTGCTGGGCGGCCGGGTAGAGTTCCGCGAGGATGAAAACACCACCACCGACTTGATGGATGGCATTATTTACTTCCACGTCTACATTACCCCGCCGTCTCCTGCACGTGAGATCCACTTTGTACAGGAGTATGACCCCCAGTACATTTCCACTCTCTTTGAGTAACAGAAAGGAGTAAAGCATGGCTAAGGGTGTAAACATTGTGCGGGATAAGCTGATTAACTTTGAAGTATTCAAAGAAGGCAACCGCAAGCTGGGCATGGGTGACATTACCCTGCCCAGCCCGGAATATAAAACCGCCACTCTTTCGGGGGCGGGCATCGGCGGCGATATTGAAATGCCCACGCCGGGGCAGACTGCCAGCATGGAGCTGGAAATCAACTGGCGCACCCTCAACGAGGATGTGACCAAACTGCTGGCTGTAAAGGCCCATGATCTGGAAATCAGGGGTTCTAACCAGCAGTATGATGCAGGCACCGGGGAAATTAAAAGCCAGCCGGTGCGTATCAACGTCAGAACTGTGCCGAAAAAGAGCGACCTGGGCAGCTTTAAACCTGCTGAACACACTGACTCGAAATCCACTCTTGAGGTTATCTATCTCAAAGTAGAAATCGGCGGTGAGAGGGTGATTGAGATCGACAAGCTCAACTACATCCACTATGTAGACGGTGTGGATTATCTGGCCAGCGTTCGCAGCGACCTGGGCGTGTAATAGGAGGATACAATGGCAGAGGAAATCAAAGAAGCAAAAGAAGAGACAGCGGCACAGCTGGATTTTTCCAACCTGGAGGCAAAGTTGGGAGAGCTTAACGCCCAGGCTTTTATGGATGCAGAGCGTGCTTGTCGCATGAAAGCTGACACCACCCCGGACATTGCATATAGTGCAGGCTTCAGGGCAAGGCTGGCGGCCCGCGCTATGGACGTGGACTTCAAGGAAATCCAGAAACTGCCCATTCCTGTATTTACTGAGGTAAGCTCAAGGGTATTCAATTTTTTAATGTCGTCTTCAATCGAGAAGCTGATGAATGGCGGCGAATAATTACGCCGGACACAATCGGTGAACCGATTGAAGAAAGCCCACCTCAGAAGCTCAGGAAAATAATTTTTTCCTTGCGTGAAGTGGGCGGGATGGAATACTGGCAGAACCAGACCCTCAGAGAGTTTGGGGATTGGCTGGAAGTTCTGAAGGACAGCAAAAATAAGTAATAAAAAAGGCCCCCGCCAAAAAAGCGGGGGTACCCGAAAGGATTAACTATATTATACCAGAAAGGAGGCAGCTTTTGTGGCGGCAGGAAAAATATTTTCAATTTCTTTTGCAATAAACGCCATGATGGGGGCAAGTTTTGCGGCGGCTATGAAGAGTGGCGGGGCCGTGATGCAGCAACTCAGCGATAAGACAAAATACCTTAACGCTGAGCAAAAGCGCCTTGACAGGGCGTGGCAGGAATCGCAGAACGCAATAAAAGGCTATTCCCGCGAAATGCAGCAGCTGCAGGCCCAGTACAGCCAGGGCAAAGTTTCCGAAAGCCAATACCAGGCATCTATGCAGCGCATAGCTCAGAACATGAAACAGGCGGGCATGAGCGCTGAAGAATACCGGGGACACCTTGCACGGCTCAGGCAGGAGATGGAGCAAAACCAGGCGGCTATGAAGCGCCTGCAGGCGGCCCAGGCGGCTAAGATGACGGCCGGGGCCAACATGAGCGCTGCATGGGGCGGCCTGCAGACTGGCATGGCCACGGTGGGCATTGCGGCGGCCCCGTTCATCGGAATGATAGACACGGCCATGGACTTTGAACAGGCCATGTCTAAAGTGCAGGCCATCACCCGCTCAAATGCGGATGATATGCAGAAGCTCACGGATAATGCCCGCCTGCTTGGCGAAACAACCCAGTTTAGTGCCACCCAGGCGGCTCAGGCTATGTCTTACTTAGGCATGGCTGGCTGGAATGCTAATCAGATAATTGGCGGCATGCCCGGCCTGTTGGCCCTGGCGGCGGCAGGAGGCACAGACCTGGCCCGAACTGCAGATATTGTTTCTGATGACCTAACTGCCTTTGGACTGTCTGCTGATCAGGCTGGCCACATGGCGGATGTATTCGCCGTTACAGTAACTAGGACTAACACCAACGTGGAAATGTTGGGCGAAACTATGAAGTACGCCGCGCCGGTGGCAACGGCTTTCGGTGCTTCAATGGAAGAGACGGCGGCCCTGGCGGGCATAATGGCCAATAGCGGCATCAAAGCCAGCCAGGCAGGTACTGCATTGCGTTCAGGCTTCCTGAGGCTTGCAGGGCCACCTAAGGCGGCCAGCAAGGCCATGGATGCGTTAGGTATCTCTATGTCTGAAGCACAAGCACAGCAGCAGGAAGCAAAAGCGGCCCTGGAGGCGCTGGGCGTAAGCATGGACGATGTGAGTGGCAAGCCCAAAAAGATGGCGGCTATTCTCACAGAGCTGAAAAATAAGACTGCTGATTTGAGCAGAGAAGAAAAGCTGGCATCACTCAAAGCAATATTTGGCACTGAGGCAGCCACGGGCTGGTTATCTGTGCTGGAAGCAGGCCCTGAGACTTTTGAAAAGCTGGTTGCTGAAATGGAGAACAGCGACGGCGAAGCTCAGAAGATGGCAGAAACCATGATGAACAACGCCAAGGGTGCATGGACGCAATTCAAGAGCGCCGTCGAAGGCGTGGCCATCTCTTTTGGCACCATCTTCCTACCGGCAATAACCACTGGAATGAAGGGCATGGCGGATGCGGCAGGGCGAACATCCAAATGGATAAAAGAAAACCAAGGCCTTGTGCAAACTCTGGGCACAGTGGGGGCGGCCTTAGCAGGATTGTTCATAGGCTTCAAAGTCTTCAACCTGTTATCAGCTGGCTATAACTACGCTGCCGCCAGCGCAAGGCTGTACCTGGCAACACAGCGGGAAACTGCAATAGGCCAGCAGTTAGTAACGGCAGCCACCACGGCACAGACACGGGCCATGGCCGTGCTGAGAGCCGCCACAAGCGCGGATACATACCGAGGTTTAGCTGATTCTGCTACAAACGCATACAACCGCATGAGGGCCATCACATGGGGCAACCTTGCCACCGGGGCGGCCAATAGCATGCGTAGTGGCTGGGTGTCGATGAAGGAAGCGGCGGCCGCTAACATTACGGCCACGAAAAACTTTTTTGTCAATGGAGCCAACACCATCAAGGCTAACGCCGTAAGCGCGGCCCGCTCAGTGATGACTATGGCCAGGAGCTTCAGCATTGCAGGAGCGGCACAGACGGCACAGGCGGCCCTGATGGGTGTGGGGCGTGCCATGGCGGCAGTCGGCAGAGCAGGACTTGCTTTTGCCCTTTCTCCTGTGGGAATTGCGCTCATGGCCATAGCGGGGGCGGCTTATCTCATATATACCAACTGGGATAAGGTGGGCCCGTTCTTCATGCAGTTATGGAGCCAGATTTCTGGAGCGTTCACAAACGCATGGACAATGATACAGCCTGCTCTTGCACAGCTGGGGGCGGCGTTCAACACCCTTATAAATACGCTGGGGCCTGTCTTTGCAAGCATAGGGCCAACTGTTGAAGCGGCTTTTGTTTCCATAGGAGCGGCGGTGGCAGCAAATAGCGGCGTTTTTGATGTGCTGATTTCAGCAGCTCAGATGCTGGCAACCATTTTCGGCGGTGCCCTTGTGGGTGCTTTTATCGTCTTCGCCAATGTGGCTGTTGGTGCTGTAACTATGGCCGTTGGCGTGGTTGCTTCGGTAATCACTGGTGCTATCGGCATATTCACAGGGCTCATTGAATTCATCACAAATGTATTCACCGGGCAGTGGTCAGCTGCATGGAGCAATGTTGTAGGTATTTTTGAAACCATCTTTGGAATGCTGGGCAACATTGCCAGCAGTATTCTGGGAGGCATAGCAAACACCGTCAATGGCATTATCAGCTCCATCAAGAGCGTGGCCGGATTTGGCGGCGGGGGCGGCAGTGAAATCCCTGCCAATGCAGAGGGCGGTATCTATCGCAAGGGCGCCTTCCTTACGACGTTTGCTGAGGAAAGCCCTGAGGCGGCTATTCCTCTGGATGGTTCACAGCGTGCCATTGCTCTTTGGCAGCAGGCTGGCGAAATACTGGGCATGGGAGCACCAGAGGGAAGCGGCGCAAGCCCTGCCGGACTTTGGAACAAAGCCGTGGATCTGTTCGATTTTGCGGGGGGCAGCAAAATCGCTGCCGGGGGCGGTGCATCAATGCCCACTATAAACATCAGCCTGACAGTCAACGGCAACGCTGACCCTGGCACCACCAAGCAGGCGGTGCTGGATGCAGGCCAACGGGTACAGCGTTCCTTTGCTGAAGAAATGGAAGCATTCACTAGACGGAAAGCGAGGCTGGCATATTGAGCACCTACACAACCAAAAGCGGGGATGAATGGGACTTGATTGCCTATGAACAATTAGGCGACTGCCGATATGTGAACCTGCTCATGGAAGCAAATCCTCAGTATCTGAGCACAGGAATATTTTCAGCCGGGGTAGTCCTGACCCTGCCGGAAATCAGCAAAGGTAACAGAGTGAAAAGCCTGCCACCGTGGAGAAGGTAAGCCATGGAAGCAAGGCGGGTAACAATCAAGTGCCTGTATGATTCACAGGACATATCACAGGACATAGCCACTTTCATCAAAGGTTTCAGCATAACAGAAGTCCTTGGCGGGCAAGCGGATGAAGCAGAAATTTCCCTCCATGACCGGGAAGAGTTGTGGATGGGGGATTGGCTGCCGGAGCTGGGGAGCACCATTGACATCACCTTGCAGGTATCAGACTGGGAAGGTGAGGGAGATACCAAAGAGCTTCCCTTCGGCAAGTTTGATGTTGACGAAATAAGCCTGAGCGGGGCACCGAATGAAGCGAAAATAAAGCTCATATCCATACCGCAAGGGCAAGAAGGACTGAATACAGTCAAGAAAACCAGGGCGTGGGAAAAGGTGAAGCTGTCCCAGATTGCCAAAGATGTGGCAACGGGGGCGGAAATAGAACTTTACTACGATACAGAAGAAGACCCGGTGCTGGAGAGGGCGGAACAGTCGGAGCAGACAGACCTCTCTTTCCTGCAGAAATTGTGCAAAGATGCGGGCCTCTCTCTCAAAGTCTCTGATGGCAAGATAGTGATTTTTGATGTATCGAAGTATGAGAAAGCAGAGCCTGTCCTTGAAATCGTCAAAGGTGATGCGGCTTTGAAGTCATTTGAGTGCAGGCAGACCGTCCATGATATATACAAGGCTTGCCATGTCAAATATAAGCACAGCAAGAAGGATGAACTCATAGAGTATACCTTCAAAGATCCGAAAAGAGAAAAGGGGCAAACCCTTGAGATCAATGAAAAGGTTGAATCTGTGGAAGAGGCTGAGAAGCTGGCAAAGAAGAAGCTACATGAGAAGAACCTGGAAGAAGTTTCGGTGAGCCTTACCATGCTGGGCAATTTTGCCTTGCTTGCCAGCAATACCGTCACCCTGAAAGGCTTCCACAACTTTGACGGCAAGTACATCATCAAAAAAAGCTCCCATGATGTAGGGAGCGGGTACACCACGAAAGTGGATTTGAGGAGGGTGATAGATGGATACTGAGGCAGAACGTGCCTTGCGGGGTATGGTGAGGGCCGGGACAGTCTCCAGCGTGAACCCTGCAAACAGCACAGCAAGAGTTGAGTTTGATGACAAAGACGGCACAGTCAGCCCGGAATTGCACATACTTCACCGGGGAAGCGGAGCCAATAAAGATTATTGGCTGCCGGATGTGGGCGAACAGGTTGTCTGCCTGTTCGCCAACAATGACAAGAATTTTTCCACGGGCTGGATTTTAGGCACATACTTTACGGAGAAAAAACCGCCTCAAGTCAATAACCAAGACATCAGGCGGTTGGATTTTTCTGACGGCACCTTCATAGAGTACAACAGGGGCACCCATGCGCTGACCATCCATGTCAAAGGAGAAATAAAGGTAAACGGCAGCACCATCTATTTGAACTGAACCGGGCAAATCCGCACCCGGTTGCGGAAAAGGAGGAATGAAAAATGCCAGCAGCAGCAAGATTGGGAGATCAGGAGACCGGCACCTGCAACCCGGGCCTTCCCTGCTGTCCTCACAGCAGGACGGGCACCAACAGCGAAGGATCTCCGAATGTGATTATCAATGGGTTGGGAGCACATAGAAAGAATGATACAGGCCCCTGCAACTGCCCTCATGGGGGCACTTTCAAAACCACCGGGGGAAGCAGCTCCGTCTTCATCAACGGGCGGGCGGCAGTGCGAATAGGTGACAGCACCACCTGCACTGATTGCGGGCAGGGCGGGAGCCACACTACCGGCAGCCCTAATGTAATCATAGGAGGGTAGGCATGGGCTTTTTATCCAATGTGAAAGGAAGCTACAAGAAAAGCCTGAATAACATGGCCATGGGGATAGCCTCCCAGCTAAAAGGGGCGCTATCCTCTTTTGGCCTGTCTATGCCCCTGGGCAGCCTGGGAGATATAGTATTTGAGGTATCCAGCCGAGAGGTCATCACCTTTGATGGCCTCAAGCGGAACACCAAAGCTCGCTATGGAAGCCATGAGATTATAGGGCAGAAACCTCTCCTGGAATACCTGGGGCCGGATGGGGAAGAAATTTCCTTTTCCATGAAGTTCTCCACCAGCTGGGGCGTGAACCCGACAGAGCAGGCGAACAAGCTGAGGGAGCTATGCGAGAAAGGGGAGGCCATGTACCTCATTATCGGCAATCAGACCATAGGGACTAACCAATGGGTAATTGAGAGCGTGAGCGAAGCCATGACCACCGTGGACAACATGGGCCGTGTCATAGTCTCAGAGGTAGATGTAAGCCTTAAAGAATATGTGCCCGCCCTTGCAGGAGGTGGTAGCTGATGATTATTGATGTGACGGCAGAGCTGAAGGATGTAAAACTGGTACCTGCTTCAGAGTATGAG